TATCGTTACAGTTACATCGGATACTTAGATTAGTGCTGCTTCATATGGGAACGCATCTTTGAAGCAAGCGCACCCTTGTTTCCACTAGTACTAATCTCAATGCCACAAGCCTCGCACTCCTGAGAGTTTCCGGTCTCGGCATTGCTTACTTCCTGTTTTTCCTCAACGGCTCGCTCAACACACCACCTACATTCGCACGTATCACCCGGAGGATGCTGGAACATACCTATCTTTGCTTTTCTCAAGACGTAATCAGGATTTCCGGGGACTCCTTTTACAAGGCTTCCTACTGGAAATACCGCCTCTCCGGTAGCACTAAGCCCCGGTGCATGTCTATAGAGGTTGGTCTTGGGTTGCCATCCGTCAACATAATCCCAAGCATACCCAGCCTCTCCAAGTTCCTTCCTCTGCTTCTGTCTCTCTGAGGTAGTTACCATCATAGTCCTCCCTTGGTACTATGCAGATGTAGTTATCGCAGCAGCATCATAAGTCATAGCTGCTCCACGAGAATCGTCAAGCTCAAATACTCCGTAGTCAGCCGTCATGACCAACTCCGTAGCTCTGAGAGACGCATCTCTTTGTCGCTCTGTCTTGGTGTCAACGCTCTTTAGTACACAAAGTGCGCTCTTGTCAGCGATAACGCCAATAGCATCATCACTAGCATCAACGCTAAGGTTGCCATCTTCAAAGATGGGAACACCGTTGAGTGGCCTAAGCCCACTAAAGAACTCTCCGAGCAAGTCCTCAGACCATCCCTTTGGAACAGGGTAGGTAGCTGATGCAGTTACCGCAGTATTTGCGATATCAAATACAGCATTAGGATGCTGGAGAATGTAAAGCTGGGAACCAAACCTGTTTGCCTTCGCATAGGAAATAGATGCAGCTACGTTAGCTAGGCTAAAGGTTGCACCTGCTGCTCCAAGCGTAGTCCCACCATTAAGACCTGAGTACAGTGCATGTACGTCAGTATCTTTCTTTCTCGCCATGCCGTCACCGAGCTGTCTTCCCACGATGGAGAAAACATTCTCTGCTGACTGCCTGACAAGTTTGTCAGTCAATATAACCTTTGCACCAACCTCACTAGCAGTGAGATCAACCGTGGTCATACTTATATCCTCTTCATCAATTATGTCTACTCCGTCCTGAAGATCGGATATTGTCATCTGTCCCACCTTTGGAACAGTCTGCTGCTTTGCCCCCGATGGAAGACTAAACTGCTCGATTAGTGCCAAAGCAGGAGCGTTATGCTCCTCCGTATATCGAGACGCTGCGATTATAATCTTCTGGGCATTTTCCAAATTACCAGTTGTCGCTGTCTGAGCCATACTATATCCTCCTGACTAGATTATTGAAGACCCGCTGCCTTTCTAGCAGCAGAAACAGCGTTAGCTGTCCTGTCTCCGCTATTATACCGATCCAGCCAGCTTCCCTCGTCGGCAGCCACTTCTGGGCTACCCTGACTGTTGTCTACTTGCTGCGGTGGAACTCGTGACTGCTTGAGAGCCGACAGTTCCGCATCTCGCTGCCTATTATGTGAAATCGTCTTAGCTGCATTTTCCATTGCCGTTGGATCATCATATACTTTAAGTGAAGAAAGATCGTCAATACTTAAATTATACTTTTTGGCATAGTGTTCTGCTGCTATCTGTTTACCTTGTAAATGCTGACCCCACTGCTCTGCCTGTTGCATCAGTTTCATCTGCTGCTCCTGGCTTTGCATGTACTGATTAGAAGCTAATGTTGACTGTTCCTCTGAATATCCCTGTGCTTCTAACTGAGCCTTATATGTATCTGCTTGGCTCTGCAATGCTGCTCTTTGCTGTACCTGCGCATACTGCGCTGCATCCTGCTGCATTTTGGTTATTTGCTCTGGACTATATTGAGGAGCAAGCGGAGCTGCTTCTGGCATATTAAATGAAGGCTGAGTTTCAGGCTGGCCCGTAGGTGGAGGCGGGGCTGTAGATTCCTCGGCTTCTGGCTGCGGAGTCTCTGCCACAGCTTCAGTCGGTGGAGTTTCAATAGCAGGTTCTGCTACAGCCTCAGTTTGAGGAGTAACATCTGCTTCAGCGGCCTCTGTACCTGGTACACCATCTATCTGCGGAGCTGGTTGTTCTACGTTTTCAGTAACCATATATCCTTTTTCCTCCCTATTCTTCAAAGATTAACCACAATATGTGGTGTTTGTCAAGCACGTGGTATCTATTTTCTATGCCTGAATATATACCTGTTTTATCAATATCTGGTTATTACAAAAGGCTTACGGCTTACAGGACTAAGCCCTCTTTTAACTAATATTTCATCTAGTCTTCTGTCCTCAACCCTCATTTGCTTTTTTCTGCTATCTGCTACATTTAAAACTCTTTTACGAAACATTTCATTATCTTGCCTAAAGGCTTCAGCCTTGGTTTGATTTGTTTTTTCCAGCTCTCTATATGTATTTAACTTTTCAACATATTCTGGACCAAGTTCGGCTGCAAGAACTTTATCGGCATCATAGTAATTATCTCCTGTGCCTTCGTAAATACCCCGTTTAGAAACATAGTCAGTATCATCTCTATACTGTTTTTCAAAATCAGGCAAATAGTCTCTTATCATTTCTTGCATATCGTTTAGCCAGTTCTGGGTATAGTATGAAACGATAAAAGCCTCTCTTCTATCTACCTCATCCCAGTTTCTTTCATAGAACTCGTTTTCTAATGGGACATACTCGTCATCACCTAAAAGGGCCATCACCTTTTTTTTGGCATTCTCATCAGTTTCATCTGTATACATCATAAGATAGTACGTCTGCTCTGCTTGCATATATGGGCCAAAGTCCTTCTTGCTTTTCTTGGGTAGAGTGTCATATAGCCTAGAAATATTGCCAAAAATCTCTTGATAGATGCGCCCCCTTAATCTTGCATACTCTTTCTGTGGGTGAATCTCTTGTGCATTAATATTTATAGAAAGATTATATAGCAGGGTAAGTTTATCTACTAAACCATCATCTCCTTCTTTTAAGTCACGTGATGCTTTTAGAACTTCGGCTAAAGGAGTATTGTATTTTTCAAGGTTTTCCAGTGCTTCATCACTGAGTTCCGTAAATGTTTCGTCTCGTTCCATAACCATCTTACTTTTAGGGTCTTGTTCCCAGTAATCAACAGACATGGGTTTATCCATATCTTTCATTTCTTCCCAGCCTCTACCAGAAGAATACCCAAGCTCCACGTTCCGTTCATTGTATGTTTTATCCCTATCACTAACAGCCCCAATATCTTCCATAAGCCTTTCTGATTCTTTTTGTTTCTTTTCTGATATAGTAGGAGGCACATATCTTAGCCCTATCGCTTCTGAAGCAAGGGCAGTTACAGGTGCTGCTAATTCTGAGGCTAACTCTCCTCTGCCTTTCTTAGTTCCCATAAGCTCTGTAAATCTTCCTAGTGGCTCTGTAAATCCTCCTGCTGTCTCTGGTAAATCTTCTTCACGTTTATCAGAAGGGGAAATTTCAAAGTAAGGACGAGTAGGTAATTCCTGTAGACCAGTTTTTGTATCTTCTAGAAAACCTTTTATATTTAAACCTCTGCCTCCTGACAGTAATTCAAGTACCTGCTGCACAGGAAATGGACCAGTAGCTTTCCATATCCTGCTAATTAATTTATCAAGTGCTTTCCATCCACCCTCAACAAACTGATGTGGAGAAAAGTCTGCTCCCAAAAAATCCTGCTTATCAATGGAGTCCCAAATAAGCTGTCCTGTCCAAGGAGCCTTTTGTCTCATCCACATAGCTATAGGGTTACGTAATATCTTATCGGAAATTTCAACTTCTCCTTCGCCTAATCCTAAAGACTCTGCAACTTCACTTTTAACTACTGCATCTGACACATCTTCTCTACTCATAAGTGCCTGTACAGCCAAAAATCCAGGCTCACCCAGTATAGCGTGGTAAAGCTCGTACATTGTCCTCATAGTACCTGCAATTCCTACATAAAAACCTTCGACCTCTACAGCACCAAACTTTCTTCCTGCACCTGGATCAATAGATGTTAACGCAATATCAATTGCTTCTTCATCTGATTTGCCTCTCGCCTTTGCAAGTGCGCCATTTATTCCAACAAGGAAATATGTCGATCCTACTAATGCTTTGTACAGAATTTCTCGTGCTTTTTGAGAGGAATACTCTCCCTTGGGATCAAGGGCATGGGCAAAAATAGCAAATATTGATCGTGTATATCTGGGAGCATAAAATAAAATTATATTTTCAAGCTGTCTTTGCCTTGCTGACAGCCCAAGAGATTTTGTATCAAGTCCGCCCATTGACATATCAGCAAGACGAGCAAGTCTATCCAGTTCTTTTTTACGTGCTGCACCCACATAGCTTGCTGGTAATGTTTCCGCAAAAGAGTTAAACATCTTTATCCTGGAAATATTCATAAACGCATAAAATCCAGCTTCAACTCTTTCAGGAACAAAAAGCAAAGGTTTTCTTACTCTAGCAGGAAGTTTTTCTATTCCCCTTTTGATTAACGGGAAAGCATCCATATACTCAGAAAGATGGCCTACGTCTCCCATATGTTTTGCAAATAAAGCTGATTCTTCTGGGAGTGTTGATTCAATATTATAAGACACCCACTCCCGTGGACTTGTTGATGTCATGGTTTCAATCATTGCTCTAACAGATTGCTTCCATAGTCTTGGCTGCTCTGTAAGAAACAGAATTCCCTGTATAAAAATCTGCCCAATATCCATCGTACCTGTCTGAATAAATTTTGGAACACTCGCACCTGGTTCGAGCATTGAAAGAAAATTAGATTTTACACCTAGCGGACCTGAAATCTGCTTTATTGCTTCAGGATTAATCTTTATATTCTTAAATTGCCTTGATGTCTGCCACCCAGGAGCTTTGTCAGGAAATTCCTTTTGGAGCTTGGTTGCGATTGCAGTCCCTATCTTGCCGTCTTTAGTGAATATTTTAGTATTCAAAAGTCTTTTGATAAATAAAGCATCTAATGTTATTCTATCCATAGCTGTTAAATAAAGTTCTGCCTGTCTAATTATATCGTTTTCCCAGTCGATGCCCTTTTCCTGTAGCCCCTCTGCCATATATTCCTTAACTCTTGTCTGTTGCGGACCAACTTTAGCCCCAATCTTTGCGGTGGTGGGATCAAATAGTACCTTATCGGTCTTGCTGTCTTTGGTGAATCTAGGCCAATAATGTTCTCTGAATTTCTTAGTAGCTCGTATAGCTCCTGCTATTAATTTTTCACCTGAAGCAGCCTGGTACTCCCTCGCAGAATTATCAAAGAATCTATGCATATACTTAATAACCGATGCTTGTTCTGGAGTAATTAACTTTAGAAATAAAAATCTATCTGGACTTTCTGCTATATCAGCAAAGGCCGCTCGCATTCCTCCCTTATACATAGTTCCTAGTTTTTGTGCCTCTTCGGGCCAATCCTGCCACTTTGTATAAGCGGTAGTTGCTCCTTTCGGTCTTTGTAGCAACACCCACCCATCTTCTATATCAAACAAATTTTCGATAGTTCCTCTGCGTCCTGCGGGAAACTTTGTCAGCATCGCTTTAAAGTTCTGAATTATTCTGTTTCTTTTTGCACGTTGGAAAGCCTCAGCCCTTCTATAAACTAGTGATTCTTTAGCAGCTTCATTGCCTGTTTTTGTTGCAAGCCATTCAGGACTTATATGCCTCAAAACCCAGCTCCCGCCAGGAAGCCAATCTACAACTCTTACAAGACTAAGCCTACTCATCTCATTATACTTTGGTAAACTAGAAGTTATCTCATCAAGGTAATCATCATTCATAAATCTTTTCATGAACGGTAAAGGGTCCTCTCGTTTTGCCGCAGTAACTAAGTCTTGAATATATTCAGGGCCAACGGTATAGCTTGAAACCGAGTTAATTTTTTTCGCAATATACTTACCCATTTCTTCCGCTTTTTTCCCAGTAATAGGTACTCCATCTATATGCCCAGCTTCAAGATCGTCAATTTTTTTCTTTATTGTTTTAGCAATACCAGCCGATGCTTTGCGGCTTTCTTTAAATCTTTGCTCTGGTAATGTGGCTTTAATATTCTGAAGGGTTTCTTTTGCAGAAGGAGCTATACCTTCAATATCTTTTGCTGTCCAGGCTCGTGGTTTATCGAACTCTTTGATAGGCTCTATTTTCGGGATTTTCCTTGGTGTCCATTCGGGTGGAAGTTGTTTGCTTGCCTGTTCAGCTAACTCCTCAGCCCTTTTCCCTAATTGAGGTATTAGTTTACGCAAAGATGATACAGCTAGTTTTGCATCGCTCATCTTCTCGCCTTTTATAGCAGGCCATTGCCCTATTCCCTTAATAAAATTTTCAAACCTTGAAAAGGCTTTTCCTGCCTGTTTCGCACCACCTTTTCCGCCAAAAAGCGCATAGTCGATACCAAGTTCAATAGGAAGGGAGTGTTTTAATGGGATTTCTCCCTCTTCATTTGCCTGTCTGTATGCACGTGTTGCTATATCAGTATCTGTAAATTCTCTAAACTTAGATTCAGCATAATTCATGGGACCGTATTTTTCTTCAAGGGCCTGCTTCTGCAATTCATCAACACGTGGATTATCAATAATTATCCCCGCTACTGGGTCTGTGACGTGTTTTTGATACAGGTCAAGTTGGTCCCAGAATAATCTGAAAGCACCATGCTCCGTCTTTTCAAAATAGTCTTCTGGAACAGAGAAAGGGTTGAGATTTTGTTTAATATATTCTCTTCCTTTCTTTGTCCAGATTCCCTCTCCTATTCCAGGAGACGATGAAGCAAATTTTTCTGCGAGAGCTTCCACATCTTCTTTAAATGATGGGTACTGTTTAACCTTGGTATCAGTTGGAACAGGACTAGGTATAGGCATAGGAGCAGGACTAGGCATAGGAGCAGGACTGGGCGTAGGAGCAGGGCTAGTCACAGGCATAGGTGCTGGGACTGGAGTAGGCGTAGGCGTAGGCATAGATACGGGAGTAGGCGTAGGTGTTAATGGTAGTCCTTGAGGTTGCTTTGGTGGCTTAGGTGTACGTGGCATATTCTCCCAAAACTCAGCAACGCCAGGATCAAGATTGCCCTCTTTATCAATTACATCATAGTCAAACTGGCTTACAAACTCTCTTAGCTCTTGGCTCTTTTCTAGTTCTCTTGCCCATGCCTCTCTTAATTTCTTATGTTTATCGTCACCGTTAGACATTTAATACATACGCCTCACTGACGGTGCATACCTTGTAGTAGCTGCCCCTGGTCTTAATCTTGGACTCATAGAGGTATATCTTTCTGCCCATGGATAATCTCCAAGAAAGTCAGTAAAGGTTTGAGTTGGCATTTCCCCTGCTCTAAGCTGCTTGCCTAACTCTCCCATATACTCATTCTGAATATTGCCATACTGCCCCTGCCAGTATTTTTGTGCAGTAGGAGCAAACCCACCCCGAAAAGGCTTCGCACTATAGTATGCTGCCTCTGGTATATCCTCTAGCCAGTCTTGAAAGAAATTATAGTTTTCAGGCATATCTCACCTCGTTAAGATAGGTATAAATCCATTACTCCACCAGTAGCTTTTGCCATAGACGGAGCTGGCATCATCGGTGGCGGAGCAGACATCATTGGCGGAGCAGACATCGGTGGTGGAGCAGACATCACTGGCATTGGCGATGGTCCAACAGGGCCAGGCATTCCTGGAGGAATTGGGCCTATCCCCCTTGGGGGCATACCAGAATTAGGCATTCTTGGAACTGGGGGAAGGGGCGGCCTTTGTCCAAGCCCTCGAAAAGCTGATGGAGGAGTTCCACCTCCAATCTGTCTTCTAATAGCCGATGTTCCCATAGGCATTTGTTGTGACAAGAACGAATCAAACGGTCTTGCCCCAGGGATCATAGGATTAAATCTCATTGGTTCTGCCATATGTTAACGTCCTCCAAAACCTGGTTCATCTGCGGTTAGTGATATATTTCGCCAGTCGGCTGCGGACTTCTTCTTCTTAGCATTAATTGCTGCTTTAATTATAGATTCATCAGATGCGTATGGGCTATCTTCTACTTCGCCTGTACTAAGTATCTTGCCTATTCCCTGATTTATAGCTGGCATTCCTTTTGCTATATTAGCTATGTCAGAAAAACTTTCTTCTCCGAGTGACTGTCCTAGAATTTGCTCAATGGCTGTTGGAGCGACCGCTGTTGGAGCGGCCGCTGTTGGAATTACAGGGGTATCTGTTAGTGCTTGGCCTCTTGCTATATTAGCTATATCAGAAAAACTTTCTTCTCCAAGCGACTGTCCTAGCATTTGCTCATATGGTGTTGGAGCAGGAGCTGGTGTAAATCCTGGCGGAGAAGTAAACACCTCACCAGGCTGGAGCGTCTGGCCCCTTGCTATATTTGCTATGTCAGAAAAGCTTTCTTCTCCGAGCGATTCTCTTAGTATTTGTTCACGGGCTGTTGGTGCGGGTGCTTGTCCATACCCTGTCGGAGAAGTAAATACCTCGCCTAGTCTAGGAGCCTGCGGTCCGCCCATAAACTGTTGTCCGTATCCAGGAACTATACTGGCAAGCCATCCAAGTTCTTCTTCAGGAGTTATGGTAGGGTCTTGTCTCCTCCTAAAATCGAACATATCACCTAGCCTGGATTTTCTATCTTGTACCCAGTCTCCAATCATTCCTCTTGGTCCCCGTTCTCCTGTTAGCATATATGATGTCAGGGCATCTACTGCATCTGAATCAGAAATAACATCATAGAGTCCTGATTTTTCAAGCTCTGCACGTCTGCCTAATGTCATTGGTCGGCCCATTTCCTGTGACGCTGCAATAATACTTCTAAGCCTGTCCATAGGATTAATGGCCTCAAAGCCAGCTCTTACTGGAGCCATTCCACGCTCAAGAAAATTACTGAATGGCTGCCATCCGCCTTCTCTCTGAAGAGCCTGCTCACCCGTAAGTGGAGCTGAAAGTATATAGCTGGCAAGTTTTTGAGGATAGTTATACATCTGCTCTGCTGCCCTTATCTGGTCCCACACACTGGTAAACGGAGTTATGCCAGAAAGCTGCTGCTCTGTGCCACGTAAAAATTGCGTATACGGAGTAAGGGTTGAGAGTAAATTATCTGGAGCGAATCGGTCATACCATGACTGCTGTTCAGGTTCTGTTGGCATTGTTATTTGAAAATTTTCATTTGGCGTTACCATGTCATATGCTCCTAAAATCCTTCGCTATGTTCTATATATCCTGTTTTCCTTTTTGTTGGAGTTATTATTTGAGGCATATCTGAACTCCAGTCTCTATATTCTTGATCTTTTCTCTTTTGATAGCTTTCACCAAAAAATCCTTGACCGAGTACATTATTATTAAAATCAACAATAGCTCTTTGAAGCAGAGGCATACTTGCTATATACCCTATATTCTGTGCCTGTATTTCTGACAGGTTTTGGTCATACTTATTATCGCTTTCGTCAGTCCAATAATGGCTGCCTATTTTTGCCTGCCATGAACTATCGTCTTCTTTGTAGTATAGATTTTCAGCTCTTTTTATGCTGCTGTATACATCTTTTGCTTCTTTGCTTTGTGGATTTACAACCTGACCATTCGTTAAGTAATTATAGTAATAGTCCGTATCGAACGGCTTATCTTCCAGTATTGCGGCTGTAGCTGCCATACCAAAAGAGTGACCAAATCCTCTTAGAACCTGATCCAAGAGGCCTGGAACCTGTACCTTTTGTCCGAGTCTTTGCCTGGCTACTGATTCATATGCGTCTTTAGGTGTACTAAATACATCTCCTGGAACAAACTCAAGTCCAGCACCAGGGATATCTTCTACGGTTGGCATTCCTGATCCAGCAGCTTCCTCTTCTAAAGGAACACTTGTACTGGGAGATGCAGACACAATATCTTCTATCAGTCCTTCTGCTACCTCTGTTGCCTCTTTGGGTGTCATATCTTCTGCTGGAACATCTGGTTTTTCTGTTTTAACTTGAGGCATTGGAGCAGAAGACTCGACAGCCAGATTTATTTTATCTATAGCCATCTTATTTGATGCGTTTCTTGCAGACTCGATTGCACTTTTTATATCTTCTTTTGGAACGCCAAAGTTATTTGAAAATGAATCGAAAACAATCTCATATGGGTCAGCCAGACTAACGTCAGAGGACACTGCTGGATACGCTCGTAATATCTCTGCTGCTGCTATATTGGCCCTGTTTTCGGGGGTATTTTGTGCAGCCTTTATTTCATTCTCCACCTGGCTTTTTACCTGGTCTGATGCAACCTTTGATGATGCGGCTACTGCCTGCGGAAAAGAAAGTCCAGACTCAAATGCCTGTTCAAAGGTTGGAGCATTATTAAATGGCGGAATGCCATTAGGTTGAGCGTTAGTATTTGCCAGAAATTCTGGTTGATTGCCAGAGAAGATATCATTTTGCATATTAGCAAACGATCTTAAAATGCTCTGTTCGTCCTGCTTTGTAGGTAGTCTTGCCATATTAACCTCCTGGTCCTACAAGCCCAATTCTTCTGAGTCTTTCCTGTTCAGACTGTGCGCCTGGTCTTGGCTGTCCTGGTGGGACAACTGGACCTGCCTGTGGTGTTGGCACAGGCGGTGGGACTCCTGCCGCTGCGGGTGGCATCACCTCTGGGCGTGGCATAGGTGGAGGCCCTGGTGGCGGTGGAGGTCCGACAGGCACTTGGTCGGCTTGCCCTGGAGAGGGAGGTCCCACTGGCATTCCGCCACCGCCTCCCATAGTATCAGACATTTCTCTCGCTTTAGCAAATAGCATAGACACAAGTTCTCCGAAATAAATCTGTGCAAGGTCTTCTCTGCCCTGCTTTATTGCTGCCTGATATAGCGACCATATTCCTGCTTCTGGCAGGGTACGTTCTGCTATCTGTTCCTTAACTGAATCTTCGACCTGATCTGCGTCCTGTATTCCGAGAATATTATCACGAATCCATAGGTCAGGTAGAAGTGGGGTAGGTCCTTCTCTTGCGATCTGGGCCATTCCGTACCTGGACATATCATCTTCTGGCAGCTTGGGAGTGATCTTGATTTCAGGATCGCCCCCGTCACGAATTCTATCTGGAGTAATCTCTTCTGAGAAGTACATCCTGTTATTATCTTCACCTGAAAGTTCAACAGCCTTGAAACTACCTGACTGGTATTGTACGCAGAGCATATGGGCTATCTGTCTATAGGCTCGCTCCAGTGCCTGGACTCTTGGAACAAGGACTGTTTCAACGCCTTGTCTTAGGGTATTTATAGCAAATCCTGAAAGCTGGAACTGAAGTTCTCCGTATACAGAGTGGGGCAGGGAGCCTCTTTGCATCTCTCCTGTAACAAGTCCCATGAAGGCTCCGCTTTCCCTGCTCATCTCAAGTAGGCCGAGCGGTTCTATCTCTTCTCCCTGTCCGAGGGATATCTCTGTTCCCTCCTTGTATGGGTCTTCATCGAGAGTTTTTGTACCGTCACGGCTTTTAACCTTGAGTCCCTGTTTCCTGCTTCTTGCGGTAAGTTCGAGCATAACGCTCATCATAAAGTTATGCTTGTCATATAAATCTCTTGAGGACTTAAATACGCTTTCTCCGTAGTCTTCGAGGGTATCTTCTATGGAAGACCATTCCATAGACTGGACCAGGGGAGTAGCTCCGACTGGGCCGATGAATACAGGAACGCAGTCTGATCCGTGTGGGGTTCTCTTTTTAATAAATCTACCTGGAATAACTACGGTGTTATACTCTTTATCGTAGTAGTCATATACGTCAACACCGTCATCGTCTTCTCTTATTTCTCCTAGCCTGACATCGTACTGCGCTTCTATCTCTGCCTTAGTTTTCTTTATTTTGTAGCAGGCCCAGCTAAGTCCATCTGATCCTACGCCCCAGTATGTGTGCATCGGGTCCCACGGAGTAACGTCAATAATAGTAGTTCCATCTTTTTTCTTAACGAGCATTGATCTTCCTGCGTACCAGCCTCTTATGGCTATGTACCAGGCAAGCTGATCTCGAATAGATGGTGACAATCTTGAGGTAATTCTCTCATCGGCAGATCGCAGCGCACCTATAATAAATCTTTCTTTATCGTTATTTATCTCTCTTGTGTTACGGGGGTTCCCATTTGGGGGGATTCTTACTATAAGTTCAGCCCCTGTGAGCCATGCAATAATTTTATCTGCATAGGTTTGAGGCTCGTTTGAGGTATATGACTGGTATCCGTCCCCTGCATCGTAGTCATCGAGCTTATAAAGCTGGTGATCTGTGTCCATTCTCTTTCGCAGGGGGTGGGTACTCTCATAATGAGCATCGACCTTGTCGATAATATCTTCTGGTTTTAGTCTTGGCATTATTTAGCCCACCGTTTTACCTTTATAAATTCTCTATTAGCTACATATCCATAGCCAAATCTACTGACAAGGCCATAGACAACTGCTTTTACTGCGTGATTATTTTTATCTTCGGGCGTTTCGCCTACTATATTGCCTTCCCTGTCTGTTTTCCACCGATATGCACGGGTTTGTCCGTCAAATGGGCTTGGAACCGCACCAAATTCTGACAGTATCCCCCTACATTTTGGAGAGAATACCACTCTTGGGCGGTTTGTGATAGGGTCTGGCTTTAAAAATCCCTTTAATCTTTCTGTTCCCTCGTTAATTCTTATCTTCTGGGCATCAAGATAGATGCCAGTTCGGTCCATCCACATCTCTGCGGGTGCGCTCATGGCCTGATGCTGGTATCCAGCTATGTCGATGGTGCCTGAGTGGACATCTTTCCACCACGGTTTATTGAGGGCTATGTCTATAATATTATCTGTTGTCATTCCCTGTTCATATATCTCATCAAAAATAACAATCTGATCGTTAATTTCCTGTGCGGCAACTACTGCATAGGCTCCTGCGTATCCTGGGTCCATCCATAGATATACCTGTTCTCCTGGAACCCATTCGGCCTCAGAGTCTATATGTATATCGGCACGAAATTCACCGAACACAAGTCCTGCTGGAGGGCATGGTATGCCTTCAATTCGTTCCATATAGAACTCATCGGATGCCTGTGACTTGAGCTTTAGTATTTCTGGATCAGTTCTGCCGCCTGGGTAGAGGTAGTTATTAGAGTGTGATGGCAGGGAAAAGGACTCTTCGTCTTCTGTCGGAAGCTGCCATGCAGAAAATAGCTGCGGATACCATCCAAGGCTTCCCTCAAACGTACCTGATAAAAACAGCCATCCACGTTTCGGGGCTACTCTGCCTCTTAGTCTGTAGTATGAGTTAAGGTCTAGCTGTGATGCCTCGCATCCAAGTATTCCGTCTGGGGCTTTCATAGCCAGTGTTCTTGGGTCTTTTGCGGATTTCGTTTCAATGCGTGTCCCATCTACAAGAATAATGCGTCCTGGGTCCACACGTTTAGTGACTTCTTTAAGTACGCCCAGTTCGGAGAAGTTTTCCGTAAGGTACTCGAACTCTGCACGAGTTCTTTCATAGTCTGCTGCGACCAGCCAGTAGAGTGCGGGTTCTTCTTTTTCGTATGATCTACATACAAGATACTTGCTTGCGACCACAGATTTACCAGCTTGTTCTCCGCCTGCCACGAGGACAAAGCGTTTACGGCAGTCCAGTATATCTTTTTGAAGCTCAGTCGGATTGAAGTTAAGCTCATCAAATATAGCGTCTGTCAGTGATTCATTTCTTGTTTCGGTCGTTAGAGTTGCCATTGGATTTATTCACCATTATCTTCCTAGCTTCCTCTACTGCCCGTTCTTTTTCATCATCAGAGGTATCGACTATCTTAACCGATGCTTTTTTCGCTTCTGCCTCTCTGCTTCCCCACTTTTTCATCTTCTCCATAAGCTCTTTAGCCGTGGTATTTTCTGGTTCAGTGGCAGATCGTTTATATTTCTCAGGCCATAGGGCGTTCATAAGTCCGAGCCATGCCATGTGGTTGAAGGTTTGACCTTCCACGACCTTTTTCACGGCAATATCCTGTAGGTATTCCCTAAAATTCTCTACTGCCTCGGTATACTTTTCCGAAAACCCATAGATATCCTGACTGATCCACTGATTAACGGTCTTCCTGGTAATCCCCGCACCGAATCCCATCTTCCTAAGTGCGCCATGCATTGATCCAATCTTCCGAAACTGTCTTAGAAAGGCTTCCTGGTTAAGAATTACAGTTTTTTTCTTATCTTCCTCGCTTACCATAGCTTCCCTCTGAAAGTCTTTTAACATTTCCAGCAGTATTTATCACAAGATACCCGTTATCATACTTAAACTTTTTAACAACACGGGCCTTGCTATGAAAGCATTCCACCTTATCCAGTCCCTGGTGAGAACAGTCTCCTAGCTCCCAAATATCCCAATCAGTCGGAGCTGACATCCTCATCCCCCACCATTTGCCTGGTTTTCCTGCCTATATCAAGCCTCCTGGCTATCTGTCCCACCCTCTGGCGAGACACACCATGCGTACCAGCAATATCCTGATAAGACTTACCTGGCATAGTCAGAATCTCCAAGGCAATATCCTGAGAAGCCTCTGTCATATTCCCCAAACCATGCCTATTTGTAAACCTATCATTAGCTTCCATAGCATAAACGTACCGCAAAGTAGAAAAAATGTCAATATTTGTACCACTCTTTTCCGAGTAAAGAAAAAAACCGACATAAAAAAAGAAACTTTAAATCTTAAGACTGGCCTCTTAACTAGTCTTACGCACGTAAGAGGGGAAGGGATGAAGAGGGGAACAAGACTCGCTATTGATAGACTCGAATGACTTAACAGTCATCTCGCCCATCAAACGCTAAAGAAATAAACTAAAACTAAACGCAAAGAAAAGAGTTGAAGGTAGAAAATACAAGCACTAAATCTATCGCTCTAGATACAAAAGTGGCAATTACGATTTCATCCATATTTCATGAATATTTCACGTGATTTCATTGAAATATCATATTATAGCAACACTACACATACTCTTACACTCAACATTAGCTAGGGCATACATTACGCTTACCGCAATCGCATGGCCCTTTTATTGCAAATTTCTGGCACTGGTATCTATATATATATCTATGGAAACCCAAGCCATGCCCCCCTGCGCCCCCGTAAACGCGGGTTTCCCTAATCGCTCGTCAATGGCCAATTTGCCACTATTCGGCATTCTGTCGAGTTATTCAATTATTAATGTTCAATCAAACTATATCACAGATTAATTAGCTTGTCAATAGGCAAAGTCAACAGAATATAAACGCATATGCACATTGCACAAGTAAACACGCCATATTATTTGCTAGGTTTGTGCTGGTTTATTTGACAATATATTAAAACCATGTTGCCATGTTCACCAGGATATAACCAGGTAATACCCCCACATATAAATTATATCTAGGACTTGACAAAACAATATCACTGATGTTAGTATATTGCCGTCTCATAAAACTTCAATGTTGATGATGTGGCTATAAGTTAGGATAGAATGCTCCTAATCGAATCATCATCAAAACAGTTTCATAAGACATTAACAACTAAATAAGAAAGGAGTAACAGTTATGGGTAGGCCATCACGTGGCACCCATTCCAGAAAAAAAGCAGTAACTGCTAACTGGCTAGGCTTTATCACTTCCGATAAAGTCGTATTAAAAGAAAAGTTTAGTACAAAGTTAGCCAATGTATCTGCTAGAAAATGGAATGCTACGCTACACAAAAACTATAAATACATAGATTCAGATTACAAAAGCAGAATACGCATCAGGAATAGGCGTGTAGCTGAAACATACAGATACGGCGAACCTGTAGCAACAATACATAACAATTAAATAGTCTTTGAATCTAAGGCGTATATTTAAATACATCATTCCGCCTGAGTAAAGTGAGTGACTAATTGATAAAACATACATTCAATTATAGGAAGGTAACAAATGCCTACTAAACAAGAGAAACACAAAACGGTTATGGGATTGCTTTATACGTTTGCAAGTAGAACCGCAAGCGATATTGGCAAAGTTGGATTCGGGAAAATGATTAATGCATACGAAAAATACCAGAATTCCTGCTATGAAAACAAAAATGAATACAAAAAAATAGAGATGATTCATGAATACTCTGGTTGGCTATTAACCACCATGAAAATTGAAAAGCAAGAATGGGATAGAGATATAAAATCAAACGCTAAATAGGAAGGTAACCAATGTTAACAAGAGAAAATTATATCGCACTTGCCGATATTCTTAACTACCATAGCAACAAGAGATACCATTGTGCAACGGCTTTAATGACTAGCTTACTAGATGACTTGACTGCGTATCTTAAACAAGATAACAAACTTTTTGATAAAGAGAAATTTCTAAATGTAGTATACGAAATTCATCATGAGTGCGAAAGGTAACCAATGGAAAATTTAAGCGAATCAGAATTGATTAATAAAATAGTCGATGAGCATAGAAATGACCTATTAAGAGGTTATAAAAACTGGGAAACATTCAATGTTGCGGTATGGCTGGGAAATGATTATCCACTCTATCGAGTAGCGTCTGGATATTCAAAATATCCCACCCCTTACCTATCACTTAGGGCTGACTTAAAAGAGTCATTTAAATTTACAGATACAAGAGACGGAGTCAGTTTGTGGGATAGGAAACTGGACATTAAAGCACTAGATGAATGCCTAAAAGAAATGAATGAATGAGGGGGTGAACTAAGTGAATTTAAATCAAAGAATATATCAAAAGATAATGAAATATTTAAACAAAAATGGCCATACCTTGTGGGATTTTAGAACATTAAACTTAACACATCCACAATTATGCACAAAGTTAATTGAGATTTTACAGCGTGAACAGGGATTCACGAGAGAACAGTTAATGAAACATTATGTTCCCATGAAAATAGAAAGTGAGGTGAACTAATGAGATATCAATTAGGAACTCCCATGGAAACATGTGAATGCAAATGTGAATGCGATGGAAGACGATCAATGATCGTTAGAGGATGGGTTGCATGTTGGCAATGTGGGTCGAAATGGCTTGAGGACT